GGCGCAGGGACCAGAGACATCAGGATCAGCGCACCCGCAAGAACTCCGAGGGCAATAGCGATCGTTAGGAGAGCCTTAGCCTTAACCTTCTGCTCGAATGCCTCGAGGACTCCGCCGAGCTTATCGAAGACGTTACCGAGCTTGTCAGCAACATTTCCAATCTTGTCAAAGTTCTCCTTAAAGGAGTTGATCCATCGAGTAAAGGCGATAAGCACTCCTCCGCCAATGGCCCCGACAAGGATCTTGCCCATGTCATAAGACTTGAGGTTGGAGTTCGCTTGACTCATCGCGGTACCGATAGAGCCGAATGCGTTCTTTGCGCCCTCCTTCACCTTGGGGGCGAAGGTGTTAACGACAAAGTCCTTGAACTCGACGAACTTCTGCTTGATAGTGTCGAAGAGTTCCGGAAGGTGTACGGCTTGAGCGACCTGCTTAATGTCCTCAAACCACTTCTTGAGGAAGTTCTCCTTAGCGGCCTGACCTGTCTCCTTAGCAGCCTGGGCTGCGGCGGTTCCAACCTCAGATACGGCACCGGCTGCTTCCTTAGCCTTGGCCTTAACCTCGCCGTGACCGTTAACCCAGTCGCGGAATGAGACCGCTACTTCCTTGACTTTACCGCCGATGTCTGAGAAGGCCTTCCCAAGGTGGTCCCAAACACTACTATTTTGAATAGTGTTCCAGGTATCGACAAGGGCGTCCTTCAGTTCGACTAGCTTCTCCTTGAGCCACTGTACCTTCTCGGAGATCTTGAGTTTCTGACCGAGCTCATCGAATTTTGTACCTAGAGAAGCGACAATTGCCTCAGCCGAAGACATGTCTCCTAGGTTGAAGCCCTGGAAGTAGTCGGACAAAGCGGCTTTGCCGGAAACTAGCTTAGCCTTTAACTTGTCTCCGACGCTTCCTGCGAACTCATTGATCTTGGACTTGGCCTTGTCTACTCCGCTGTGGATGGAATCCATCGCGGCAGAGAACTCTCGACCGATAACCGAGTTCTTAAGAGCGTCCTTGACGAGTCCGAACTTCGAAGCGAGGTTCTTAAGCCCCTCTCCGGCACCCTTGACCTTTCCTGTGAAGTCGATCCACATAATGAAGTCATGGATCTTGTCTGAAACCCACTTGATTGCCTTACCGACTAGGTCAATCGGAGGTAGGAGCAGCTTGAGTATCTTTCCGCCAAGGTCTAGCTTGGTGAACCACTGGTCAAACCAGTAGATCGCCTTACCAATTACCTTCGTAATCTGGAATACGCCAGAGTTGATCCCTGTGAACGCTGGGAATAGTGCGCTGATAATGTGTGAGGCGACCGTGAAGATGACTTGAGCTACCTCGCCGAGGATGGTGGCGAAGATATGGAAGATCGAGAAGACCCCTGTGAACGTCCACTCAAGCTTCTCGGCAAAGTTGTTCGTGATGATGAGCTTAGACGTGAAGTTCTCAAACGCCTTGGTGATGCGAACAAGACCTTCGGCACTAGCGTTCATGAATACTCGTCGGAAGGCAGTACCGATCTGGCCGAGTACCTTAACTATAGCCCAGAAGATATTTGCAAGACCCTGAACGAGGGCGGTGCGTCCACCAAGGTCCTTCCACATCTGGAGGAACCCATTTCGAGCATCGGCGCTAGACTTAATTACCCCACCAAGCCAATCACCAATAGAGGTGAAAAGGACTGACGCCTCTTCGAAGTCACCAAATAGGATCTCGAACGTCTCGGCCCATCCAGAGCCGATAGCTTCCTTAGTGGTGTCGACTAGCTGACTAAACGTTCGAATCTTGGTGGCGGCGTCGAAGGCACCCTGAGCAAACTGCTTAAGTTTATGCGCCTGCTCCTCAGAGTAACCCATCTCAACGAGCTGAGCCTCAGAGAGGTCATTCGTTAGGGCAGTAAGGGTGGTTGTCATGACCTGGGCAGTAAGCCAGTCTTCCTTCAGGGATTCTCGGAAGTTCCCATCCTTAGCAATAGCCTCATCATAACCAGTACCCATCATTCGGGAGGTCTCGATAAGGGCATTCCTGAATGACTCACCGCCCATACCTGCCTGGACTAGCGAGTTCCAGTCCTGAAGGTGGACTGCGCCAGCCGCGATAGCCTGCGAGAGCTGGGTGTATGCAGTGGCGGTCTGCTGGGCAGTTGAACCCGAGGCCGCTGCGAGGTTGGACAGACCCTTAATCGACGCCACAGAGGTTTGTAGGTCAACGCCTGCGGCAGTGAACAGACCAATGGCGTGAGTCATGTCACTGAAGCTGTACACCGTCTTATCAGCATAGGTGTTCAGCTCGGCCAGAGATGTCTTAACCTCGCTGAGGGTGGTCCCCTTCTCAACTGTGTTGGCCATAATGGTCTGAATGGCTCTCATTTTGAGCTCATACTCATTAAAGCCATCTTTGATGGTTCCGATGAAGCCGGAGACCACGCTTCGACCCGCGTTTAGTGCTGCGACACCGATTCCGCCGAATGCAGTTACGGCAAGACCCTGCATGACGGTCATGTTCTTGCCGATATCGAGGGCCTTCGTGGCCAGATCGCCTAGAGTCGTATTCTTAGCTATCTCGCCAATTCGAGAAAGACCGTCTGCAGCCCCCTGCATCTTCAAGGAATCCTTGAGTCGGTCCATGCTGGACGCGGATTCCTTGATTGCGGACAAGAACTGCTTGTTGTTCATCTTGAGCGAGACTACCCGCTCATCAATAGTAGCCACTACTTAGTGACCTCCTTCCAGGCCTTCTTCGCTATCTTGTCGAATACGGGCCTGATCGCGGGGTTGATGTAGTCTCGGCCGACGACATACCCGCCATTACGGGTACCGTGACCATATTGCAAGATGACGGCGATGTTTACGCCGTTGTTTATGTGTGAGTTTGTCCATGTGATCTTCCAGTTCTCGCCAGTTCTGGTGACTTCGTAGTTCCAGCTAGCTGCCGTCTCACCCGACCTGGAGGGGGTCGCCGCCTTGAGAGCAGAAACCCCCTCCTTGCCGAACTGATTCATGATCAGAGCCAGGTCTAACTTCGTCATTCTGTCAAACCAATTCCTGGTGAGTTTCCAGTCTCCCTGGCTCTCGATCGTAATCATGATTCTCCTAGACTAGAGATTCAGAGTAGATGTTGGCTACTCCTGAGACCATGCATCCGACAGCACCCTTGGCTAGAGCATCATCATACGCCTGCCTTGTCGGGCAGATGTGACCCCATACCGGTTTACCGAGGGCGGTGGTTCGGTTCCAAACCTCATCGCTGGCATCGAAGGACATACCGATGTAGTCCCATGGCTTGTGCCACTCGTTGATCCGGCCATCAGTTACCTGATCTGGATACGAGTATCCCCAGCACTTCCAACCATCCGCCTTCCACTGATTAGCCAGCCATCCGGCGTCGATGGAGAACTTCCAGATGATTCGACCGTGGGCATCAGACGGGAAGAACTTCTTCAGCTCCTGCCACTGAGCAGCAGAATACTTAGGATCGAGCACCGTGATGTGACTGGACCCATAGGCGGCGAAGTACTCCTCGACAGTCATGAATGGCTCTCCGATGGTATGGTACTTCTGGATGTCCGCCCATGTCATCTCGGTGACGGGGGTATCTGGAGCCGTCTTATCCACACGCTGGAGGGTGCGATCGTGGTTCAGGAACCAGACTCCATCCTTCGTCTTCTGACATGATACCTCCAAAGCCCCTGCTCCGAACATAACCGCGTTTGTATATGCCCGGATCGAGGCCTCAGGCCAGCTGACGGATCCTCCTCTGTGGGCGATCAGGAAGCCGCGAGTGTCCATCATGGTGTGTATATCGGAGTATCCTCTTGGTACGGCACGCATGGTAGACGGCTGCAGTTCCCCATTCCAATATACGAATACCGGATTGGAATTTCCAGAATCGGTAATCTCTATACCAGGAGTGACTACGGCTGGAGGTTCTGGATTCTCTTCCTCAAGTTCTACCCAGGCATAAGCCTTAGCGCCGTACGAATCCTTCACTGACGAAGCCAGTGCTCCGATGGTCATCGACCACGAGGATCCTCGGTTACGCTTACCGCCTCTAGCGATTGGATCGGTACCTGGGGGATACCATACTGGTTCATCTCGAGAAGATGGTGCGTGATATTGTACCGCTACTAGATTTTTCTTGGTCTTATCGAGAGTGGGAATACCTGGTTGCCAGGTATGTATCTTATACTTGGATACCCCGCCGATCGAGAATAAGACAAAGTTCTCTCTAGCATTGGTGGCGACATCACTATTGAACTTGAAGTCGCCATCAAGATCAGCTTTTGTAGCCCGTTTTACGGCTACATACCCAGATCGCCCACCGGCGTCACGGTTGTATTGGAAATCCCAGCCAGCAGGAGGTCTGGCTTTGGTGTCTCCAAACTGTGAAGCATAGAATACAACTATAAGGTCGCCGATCTCAGCACCGGTACTTCGTAGCGAAGTAGTACCAAAACCATTAGCCTCAGATCCGCTACCAGTAGCTAAATGGACATGTAATCCTGGCTTAGGCGTCTCATAGACGTTGAAGTTATGGATAGTAATGTCTTGAGCCGTACCCGGAACCGCAATGGATGGCGTCCACATTGGATAGGCGTTATTTGGAAGCTCGAAGTCGAACTTGATCGCCGCATTAGTACCGCCACGGATATTCCAGGTGACGATGAAGTCCTGTTTATCAGTCTTCTGTTTGTTCGCCAGGAACCAGTTAGCTCTCATGGCGAGCTGGGTATCTCTATCCGCCGTATACGTTATCTCGACCGTCCACTTACGATCACCGACGGTATAGGCAGCACTCTCGAATGGGGTGGAGCTGGATCCCTTTCGGATCAGACGCCCGTCACCTATTCGAGCGCCATTACCTCCCCACCATGCACCAATTACTGGGAATACGCTAGCCATTACTTGGCCCGCCTAACGATCACCGTCCCAGACGGAGTCCCTGCTGGCACTGGATCATCTGGTCCGAGGACGATCATCTTCGGGACCTCGGGGATCTTGAGATTGTCGACCTTCAGCTTGAGCTTCAGGTATCCCTTGAGCCATGGGATAATCAGTTCACGGATCTCGGCGCCCGGAGGGTTCTCGTAAGGATTGCCGACTGGGTGCCACTGACCACCATTTTGAGGATCCTCAACAAGGAAGCCGTCAGTGACGTATAGGTGGCTGATCGCGAGGTTGTCCGCCTTGTCGAAGACCTTCTGATAGTTCTCGGAGGTGACGGAGTGCACCACAGCCCACCATCGAGTGGACGGATAAGCCTTCATGTGGTCAGGAAGAATGGGCGAAGTCGGATTCTCCTCGAGGAACTTCGCAGCTGCCCCCTCAAACATCATACAGACGTCAAAGTCGAGGTCGCATACCGCCTGCGAGATGTTGGATCCTGTGTTGATGGCGATCACGAAGTCCAGTCCGTTCTCATGGCGGATTGTATCGATCAGATCCTTATACCACGGAATCCGATCCTTCCTAGCATCCCAGCCGTTGATGACCTCGTCGAGGAAGACACCCTGAACCAGGTCGCCATACCACTGCTTGGCTCGCTTCAGCTGCTCAAGGATGTACTCCTTGGTGAACTTAGCTGCGTTAGGAACCCCTCGGTTCTCCTCGGCATCCGGGTTGATCGCTGCGCCGTACTGAGTCTTGATGTAGAACAAGACCCGCTTAGCCCCCGCGCCGAGAGCGAGCTCACCCTGCTTCTGGAAGTCTACCTCCTGAGCCTCCCAGTCACCGCTGTTGCGGTTAAGGATGACGTATCCGAGGTTGTCCCGGAACTTCAGCGTCTGTGCCCACTTGGAGAACTGCCCAGGCTTTCCGTCCTGATAGTAGTCAGGCCAGTAGTATGTTACCGGAGAGTAGTACCGAGCACCGTTCTTGAACGGGTTGGTCTGTCGGAGTGCGTCTTCGACATCAGCCTTCTCGCCGTAGGTCTTGGCTGCCTCGTCCTTGGTAAGGTACCTATCAAGCTGAGGGGTGACCGCATCCTGACCAGCAGGACCACGCTCTCCAGCAGGCCCAGGGGGACCTTGTGGTCCAGGAGGCCCAGCGGGGCCGACCGATCCATTTTCACCCTTGGGTCCGGGTTGACCATTTGCTCCGGCGGGACCAGTGGGTCCGGTGGGGCCAGGAAGGCCGTTATCGCCCTTAGGCCCAGGAGGACCCTGAATGCCCTGCTCCCCCTTTGGTCCAGGAGGGCCAGCAGGACCCCTAGGTCCTTCGGGTCCGGGAACCGGGGTTCCTCCAGCTCCGCCACCAGCGGGACCAGGAGGACCCTGAAGACCCCTAGGGCCTTCTGGTCCGCGTTCACCAGCATCACCCTTAGGTCCGGGAGGGCCAGCAGGACCTGGGTCGCCCTTGGGTCCGGTTGGTCCCTGTGGGCCACGAGGACCAGGTGCGCCAGCTCCGCCACCACCTCCGCCTCCGAATGGAAGGGGGGAAACCTCAGAAGTGGGGTCGGCAGCCATGATGTCAATAGTTCCACCCTGAGTCAGAGCAACGTGCTTGACGATGTCAAACTTGGGGGAATCGATGTAGATGGTGTGGGTCCAGGCGCCAGAGGGGGTTACTCCATCGCCCGGAGCCAGCACCTCGATGTTGACAGCGCCAGCCTGGTCTGTCCGAACCATGTGCTCGCGCATCGAGACTGCGGCACCTTCAACGGTAGCCGTAGCACCCTTCACGTCAGGAATGATTCGGACAGTAGCCCGACCATTCTCTCCTCCGGGAATAGTTCCCGTTAAAGTACAGTATGGCGCTGCCATTTTGAGCCTCCTACGGCTGTTCGGCCCTGTCGAGCAGGGCGTTCACCTTAGTGTTTGTCTCGGCGCCATAAATGCCGTCGACCTCAGCACCGACTGCAGCCTGGACTGCCTCGACGGTTGCATCGTGAGCCTCCTCAGAAGCCTCGCCCCAGACACCATCCTGCTCAGTACCGACCACAGACTGCGTGAAGGCCACGCCGAAGGGGAAGGTCTTCCCGCCCCAGTTCGAAGCCGCAGCCAGAGCGTAGCAACGAGAGCGAGTGTTCGGTCCGGCAACATTGTCGGGGTTAGCCCGGACTGCACGCTGCAGAGCACGGATGTCAGTAGGGCCAGCTGGAGCAGTGTTGCTCGGAGAGTCAGTATACGCAGGCCGGATCACGTAAGCGATCGACTGATTGCGGACACGCCGCCAAACACCGTTCCCAGCAGACTGAGAGCCGTAGCTGCCAGACGAGGTGTTGCCCTCGATCGTCTGGAGCGTGCCGCCGCCAAGGTTCTTCTCGACGAAGCCCACGTGGTCCGTGCCGCCGCCATCCCAGTTGTAGATGACGACATCTCCGGGCTGGGCGTCGTAAACCGATACGAAGTAAGCGTCAGGGTGCTGGCGGACCTTGTTGACGGTGTAGTCAGTGTTAAAGGAGAATCCTCCAATAGCGTCAATCTGCCCGCACTCGTCCAGACACATGCTGACGAAGAGCATGCACCACCAAACAGAGTCGGACGGTCCAGCAAGCCACTGCTGACCAGTTCGAGCTGCCCAGTATCGGCCAGCTTCGGATCCGGGCTGAGGGTCGTCTGGTGCATAGTAACCAATCCTCGCTGCGGCCCGAGCGAGTACGTTGTCTGCAACGCTCACTTCATCACCTCAGTAGTCTGGGACACGTGAATGTCCTTGTCTTCCATGGGATCAGTTCCGATGTGGGCCTGCGGAGCAAGCGCCTCCTCGGGAATGTCTTCGTGACTGATCATTGTTATCCCTTCGAACCAAGCTTAGCTCGCCTGGCTCTGTTGAGTTCCCGGTTCCGTTCCATAATCTCGGATTGGGACATCTTCTTATCGGGCTGGTTCTTTTGGTTGCATACCCGAATGAGTGTGAGTAATCGGTTGATGTGCCATGTCTCACACTCGAAGGGGATCTGGCAAGCAATCATCCAGTAGTAGATTAGTTCGGAGGATGTGTACTCACCAGATCCAGACTCTCCACCCGTATCTCGGATGGTGGTTGCGGTCATCGTATCGGCCATGTAGGCACTGATACGCTCAACCTCGGATGGGGGGATCCTATCCAGGAGCGACGGGTCGTATTCTTCATCAGTGACCATACACTTTATGTAGAGGGCCATCTCCTCAGCGGTGACTTTGTCGTTACCAATGAGGTGTTTATGGGTAATCGACTCCCATTTTGACAGCGCGACCAGGTTGTGCTCCAGGTGCAGGATTCCGCCAGGCATAGAGACAAAGGTGCCTGTCTCCTCATCGAACCCGTCGAGATCCGGGATAGAAACTATAAGCATTGCAGGCACCGAGGGCCCAGGAGTCTAGGTCTCTGAGCCCCCGGTGTGGTATATCAGCCTGCGAAATGGGCCTTGATCTCGTCCGGCAGGAGGAGCTTGGGCTCGGTGGCCTGAGCTCCACCCTGACCAGCGTCGGAGCCGAACAGCTTAGCCTCGAGGGCCTTCAGCTTGGTAGCGTCGACGTCCAGAGACGAGATGGTCAGCAGCGAGGTGGGCTTGGCACCGGACACGTTGACCGGCGTGGTGGACAGCTCCCAAGAGAAGGAAATCGCCTCAGGAGAGTCATTGACTGTCTTGTAACCCTTCTCGGAAGGAGAGGCCTTGCAGCCGTACAGGACATGGAGCTTGTAGCCCTTATCCTGACCAGCCACGTCGTCACCGATCTTGGTGCGGTAGACGAGACCGAAGGCGAGTCGGTCCTGCTGACCGATCTTGACACCCTTCGTCAGCGTGGCGGAACCGTCACACTGCTCGAACTCATCGGGATAGGTGTAGGCCTCGATAGTAGCCTTCAGCTTCTCAGCCGAGAGCATCGAGAGGTACAGAATGTTATCGGCGTAGAGGTCAGTAGCCTCCGCACCCTCGGGCTTCTCTGAGATGGCAGTGATACCATTCCAAGCAACGCCCTTGCCGTAGGTCTTCTGAGCCGGGTCGTACACATACAGTGCGCAGTGGTCGACACCAGTCTCAATACGGCGCTCACCAGTCTTGTCCCAGACAAGTGCAGCCATGTTAACTCCTAATAGTAGACGTCGAAGATGTCGTGATAGAGGTTGTCCGCTACGAGTCTGGACTCATGGCGGCTGAACAAAAGGTCCTCGATCTTCGTTCGTGTCGGGTCCTCGGGATGCCGGGCGATCAGAGTAACCTGGAACCGGTTCGCTTTGATATACTTGAGGTTGTCCGCGTACATCGGATCACCCGGATGCCGCTCGTATACGATACACGGATACGAGAGCTTAAGCGACGGGAGTGGTTGGTAATAGACCTTGTCCGACCCGAGGATCTCTACCAGCTTCTCATGGAGAGTTAGCCGTCGGTCCATTATACACCCCCGTCAACTCGAGAACCAGACGGGGGAACTTCAGTTCCACATAGGAGATTTTCCAAAGTCCCCCCATCCAGCGTACGTACTTGAGATTCTGGATGTTATCCGTTAGAAATCCATCAGCGATAATGCTGATCTGGTTACTGAGGTTGATACTCCCCAGAATCTCATCGCTGGCACCAAAGCGACGTGCTTCACGAAACACATCGCCGTAGTACTGCTTCTCGACGATCTTGTCTTCCCAAATTCCCGGCTCGGTCTGGACCTGTGTGGCAAATCCTATCTCACCGAAGAATTTGGCCATCTATCACGGCTCCGCGACGACGTTACCAGTCTCGGTCTTCCGCTCAACGATGATGGCTGACTTCGGGTGAGTCAGCGCACCGGAGAGGCGGGTCTCCAGCAGGTAGTGGTACTGGTTGAAGCTAATGTCGAAGTCCTCAGCCGCGAAGAGCTGACCACCCTTGTCCGCACCAATGGTGTAATCGGACATATTGACGATGATACCAAGGGCGTCAACAACACCATTCTTGGTAGAGGTGCGCTGCAGGCCCTTCATCAGCGGGACCTTGACAATCTTCGAGACGCCGACGTAGTCGGTAAGCTCGGAGACGCTGCGGAACAGACGGTGACCCATCTTGTCCTTGAGCAGCAGGATCTCGGTGACCATGTGGGGCTCAGCGAACCAGGTGGGGTTACCAGCGCCATCGTAGTCGTCCATAGCGCGGACAATGGAGTCCAGGACGTCCTCGGTGGTGGTCTCCTTGGCCAGGACGACGCGAGGAGCGTAGAGGCTGTCCTCCTTGTAGATCGGGCGGATGCAGTCCTCCTTGATCTTGTCCTTGGAGGAGGCCTGGCGACCATCGCCAATGAGGACGGCTCGACCGAGCTCCTCCTCAAGCATGATCTTCATCTCACCGCGGATGTAGGAGACGACATCAAAGTCAGTGATGTCGAGGATGTCGTCCCTATCCAACCTCTGCTTCTTATAGATGGTGGTCGGCGAGGTGACACGCTGCAGAAGCGTGAAGACCTCGTCTTCCTTCTTATTGCCCTTGATGTAACCCCGGGCACGGGCCTCGTCGGCAGTGATGTCGGCGAAGCGAGTGCGAATACGGGAGAAGGGCGAGTGCTTGGCAGCGCCAACGACGGAGTTGACCCAATCGGTCTTGCGCTTGATGAACTCCGGCTGGTTCCACAGATCCTTAGCCTCAGGGAAGAGGGTCTCGATCTGCTTGATGCCGTAAGCGTCAGCGTGGGCCAGGATGGCCTGCTTCAGGGAGCCGCTGGAGCGAGCGTCCTCGAAGATGGTCTCGACCTGGGCGTGAGTCAGGACGGGGAGCTCCTCGGTGGTAGCGGAGCCCTCAAACACGTTCTTGTGAGCCATAGTATCCTCAGTTGTGTCGGAATGGGCGGTGTCCTCAGCCTCTTCGGTCTCAGACTCCTCCGCCTCTTCATCTACGGAATCGACGAGCTGTCCAACGATGGCGTAGACCGCCGTCTTCTGCTCCTCGGTCATTCCATCGAAGATCTCCCCGAGCGTGGGGTCGTCCTCGTCGCCCTCAGCCTCATCGGCCTCCGGCTCCTCCTCAGCGTGCTCGACGTCGTCCGTCTCCTCCGCCTCGAAGTCCTCATCCTCGTCCTCGACGTCATCTCCGTGAGAAACGAAGTCCAGCTGCGCATCCGTGTAGATCACAGCCTCGATCTCATCGCCGTCATCACCATGCTCGATGGAGACTTGGTCGATGAGGGCACCAGGGTTAGCGCCGCGAAGCACCAGGCTCACCTCGACGAGCTCGCCGTGGACAACGTCGTTGCCCCGAGCCCGAACATGAGTAGCATAGATGCTCATCGCCTTGATGTCGCCGTTCTTGACCATCTCTCGAGCGGTCCGGCCACGATCGGTATTGTTGAGGTGGGCGTAGGCGTAGACGCCATCCTCACGAACCTCAAGGTCGGCATGCCCGAGGACGTTCTCGACGTCGCCGTGCTTGTGCTGCCAGACCAGAGGTACAGTCTTCCCATCATACGCCGCGAATGCCCCGTGTCGGATGACCTTGTTATCCGAGCACCGAACATCGTTCTTCGTGGCGTAGCCAGAGAAATCGCACTTAACTGCCATTTTGACTACTCTCCATCAGTTCGGAAATTGGTACCTCCGATGCAGGGACTTCGTCGACCGGCTCTTCGCCAGGCGGCTGTTCCTCGCCCATCGGATTGATGTTGGAGTTCACCAACTGGTTTGCCGTCTCGTCTTCAGACTGGGCCCAGCCGAACTTCGGACGAAGCTCATTAGCGGTACCAATCTCGTTACGCTTGACGGAGTCGACCAGCTTAGACATCTCCTCCAGCGGGACGTTGA